AAATATTGAAGAGGAAGTTTTGATTTTGCTGTACCAGCTATATCATTTAAAACACCAGAATTACTATCAACTAAAGATTGAGTTATTTCTGTAAAGCCAACATTTGATACTAAGGGTATAGACATTAATTACCTAAAATTTAATTGTTTCTGTAAATGAAAAATTCGTACCATTAAATATTCCCAAAGCAAAATCTACACTATCTCCTAAAGAGAGACCTGTTGAAACATTTCCTCCAGATAAAGCTGTGCTTCCATCGCCAGCGTTCCAGTTAATTGTCATTTTATTTGCTGAAGTTTTTTTATCTATAATAACATATTGTCCAGCTACTAAATTATTAGTTTGTACATTTATTTGTTGAGTACTACTAGAAACTATAACTTGCTGATATACTGATGTAGCTTTAGTTGCAACTACATCTAAAGCGCCAGAGATTGTTTGAACTGATTTTACTTCAACTAAATTTGAATTAATGTAAGTGCTTAAATCAGTTACAGCAGCTTGTACCATTGTGCCATCATCATTTACAATAAGTCTATCTGCATCAGCTATTGTTGTTGAAGTTGCTGAAGTTCCTCCATCCATTAAATTTAATTCTGCGGCTGTTGATGTAATAGTTGTTCCCGCCAATCTTAAAGAAGATAATTCAAAGTTACTTGTAATATCAGTAACAGTTGCATTTAGCCCAAGCCCATCACAATGAACTATCTTAAAAGAACCATTTGAAACGGTAACATCTTTTGCTGTATCTGGCGATCCTGTTGTTTGTTGTCTAATTTTGATACTGTAAGGCCCACTACTTCCAGAATCTGTTGTATTATTACGAATAATATATATTTTTTCTTGATCATTAGGATCTATAGTTATTATGTTTTCTGCCCCTAAAGCTCCAGTAAAAGTTAAAAATTTATGCCCACCATCAGACAATGCTCCATCAGTTGTTGTGACAGTTGTTGTTGTTCCACTTATTGCTATAGATTTAGCACCATTTATTCCTCTATCTATGATATCAAAATTTAAATTGGTAGTTGTGCCCCAAGTTCCGGCTTGTTCTCCAGAACCTATTTTTTCTATTCCTAAACTTGATGTATATTGACTTGGCATATTTTCCTCTTTAATTTATTTCCGTATAAGTTTCTGCACCAGTTGGCGTTATTTCTGTCCATGTCTCCGTACCACTTGGAGTTATTATTACATATGCTTCAACCCCACCGTCACTTGCTATTATATCTTCAAATAACAATTCACCTAAAGTAGACTTTAAAAAAGCTAACTCTTGACTAGATATTCCTACTGCTATCTTAATACTATTTGCTGTTTGTGTAAACTGTCCAGTTTGTTCACTTACGCCTGTTCTTAATCTTGTTCCAATAGAAGTTTCTATAAAGTTAGAGGATATATCTGAAGAAGAAACCACTATCTTAGAACCATTTGTGGTTTTTGTATTTGAAAAAACCATGCCTGATATACCAGATGTTATTTTTATTGCATTTGTAGTTTTTACAAAATTTCCGCTTAAACTACTTATACCACCCAGTATACCAACTCCAACAGAAGCCTTAGATGAAGTTCCACTCATTTCAGAAGAAGAAATCAATATTAATATACCATTACTTGTTTTTACAAAATTAGAACTAATATCAGCAGAGCTTACGCCTATCTTGATACCATCTGTTGTTTGTGTGTTAGTAAAGCTTATATCTGCATCACCAGAAAATGTTGCATTGCCTAAAGTAGTTTGTGTGTTGTTAAAACTAATATTAGCAGAGGTAATAGCTATCTTTATTCCATCAGTGGTCTTTGTAAAGTTTGCACTTTGATCTGCGGAAGATACTATAGTTCTTGCTCCTACAGTGGTTTGAGTAGCATTTGAAAAAAATTGTATTGCAGAAGTTCCTGCCGCAATTTTTATACCACTTGTATCATCAACAAAATTACCACTTATATCTGCAATGCCTGAAAGTATACCAACCCCAACAGAAGCTTTAGATCCAATAGCTGACATTTCGGCAACGCCAGATGCCACTTTGATCGCAACAGAAGTTTCTGTAAAATTAAAACTTTGATTTGAAACACCAAGAAAAACATTACCTACAGATGAAAAAGGTTGTACTGCAAAAGCGTTAAACCCTAACATTACATACCTATTAAGGCGTTTATTTCATCCTCGTTTAAACCAAGTTCTTTAAGTTTAGTTATTGCAGATGCTTTTTTTGTTACTTTATTTTTTTCTTCTGTAAGATATGCAGTTTCTAATTCTTTTGCTTTTGTTTCAACATTTTCCCAATTAACAGATATTTCATTACCCTTTTCATCTTTGACAATAATAGTTTCTTTGGTGTCTCCGTTTACTGTTCTAGCATTTTTATATAAAGCTAATATGGCGTCATGTATCACCCTGCGATCTCCATTACTGTTATTGTTGATGATGCTGTTCCATCGTGTTGTGCATTATCTGAATCTCTACCAGACCTATTTATTCCTCCAGTTTCATTAGTAGTTGAGGACTTCATTTGAATTTTATAAGTTGTTGAGCTAGTTGTATTTGGTGAGTCTAAAAAACAACTACTTGGATGGAACATTTGACCTGCTATTGCATTATTAATGACATTAGTTCCTCTTTCTCTATTACTTCTTGCATCTCCAATATTAATTGCTG